ACCAATAATGCAGTGTTTGTTGGATCGACATCCGAACTACAAAAAATGCTAAAGCAAGGTTTTCTAAATAATAAAGAGTAATCTTGCTTTTAAATAATGGCAACAAAGTCGGGAGATCAAGGTCTTCGAGATTGGTTTGGTAAATCAAAATCTTCTGATGGAAAACCTGGATGGGTTCAGCTTGGAGGGAAATTTGCAGGTAAACCCTGTGCTCGTCAACCTGGACAAACTTCTACACCAAAATGTGGGAGTTCCAAAATGAAAAGAAATTTGAATGATAAAGAAGAGGAAAGAGCAAGAAGAAGAAAAAATCGTCAAGATCCCAACCAACCAGAAAAATCTGGTGGAGCAAAACCAACTAATGTAAGGACTGAAGGAATGGACATTCAGGAAGTAAAAGATAAACCAGGCAAAGGTAGTGGAAAAAAAGATGCCTGTTATCATAAGGTCAAGTCACGTTATTCTGTTTGGCCATCTGCATATGCTTCTGGAGCACTTGTGAAGTGTCGTAAAAAGGGTGCTGATAACTGGGGAAACAAATCAGAGTCTTATGAATTCTCTAACTGGAGAGATGATTTCCGGGCAACTGAATATGAATTTGTAGATATTATCAAACCAGAACCAATCAAAGGTGGTCAACAGATTGATGAAAATGTTTCATCTGGAAGATCACGTCTTGCAAAATCGGGAAGAGTTGCAGGCAAAACAGTTGGTGCGGTTACTAATACCGAAAAATCTAGAGAATTTGAAAAACAAAAAGCAAAAGATATTTCAAACGACAAATCATCCGCAGATAAAGTAGATGTATCAGGGTTAAGTCCAGCAGAAGCATTGACTAGAAAAAGACAAGCAGAAAGAAAAGCAGCAAGAGAAAGAATAAAATCTAAGGAAAAAGCAGAAAAAGAAAGATTCAAAGGAGGAAGATTTGGAAGAGTGAGAGAAGAAGCAGAGTTGGATGAAAAATGTTGGGTCGGTTATACCCAGAAGGGAATGAAGAAAAGGGGTAAGAAAGTTGTTCCCAACTGTGTTCCGGTTGGAGAAGAAAAGCATACTCCAACCAAATCTAATTTAGAAGCAAATATTGGTGGGGGAAATCTTCAAAAACTTACCAAGAAAGCATCAAAAAGAATTGATTATGATGTTGATGGTGACGTAGATTCTCAAGATAAAGTTGAAAAAAGTAAGGGTGAATATGGAGAAGAACTTCCAACTCCATTTGGTAAGTTTAGAACCGGAGATTCTAAGAAAGTAAAAGTCAAAAAAGAAGAATTTTCTAACTGGAGACAAGATCTTGGTGAAGATTGGCAGAAGGTCAATAAGAGTGATAAGACTGATGGTATGAGTTCTGCAGCAGTTAAGGCATATCGCCGCGAAAACCCAGGTTCTAAGTTGAAGACTGCTGTAACTGGTGATCCAAAACCAGGCAGTAAGGATGCAAAGAGACGTAAGTCCTTCTGTGCTCGTTCTAAGGGTCAGCAAGATATGCATAACATTGATTGCTCTAAGACCCCAGATAAACCTGTCTGTAAAGCCCGTCGTCGCTGGAAGTGCTGATCAATGAAAAGTTTTCAACAATTTCTATCAGAAAGTATCACCATCAATGGTGATTTTAACGGAACTCTCAATGTAGGAGGTTCCCAACCAGAGCAGGCATCAGAGTCATTCTTTGCTGATGTTATGTGGGAAGGTAAATTATATCGATTAGAAGTTGAAGGTTCGATGATGAATAAGAACGAACTTGCAGAGCAACTTCAAGGTGAGTATCCTGGTGCCATCGTTCACCAGATTTATCCCTCCACAGAAAAGTCGTTAAATATTAAGAGCACACAAAGGTATCAACCTGAAAGATTAAGTTGGAGTGATTAATGGCTCAGTGGAATAAAAATCAACAGGACTACCTGAACCAGGAGAGAACTCTTCATGAGGTATATCTTCAGGCAGACCAATATGGCAATATTTTAAATGAAGGTGCAACATATCGATCTGCATTTGGAGAGCAAGTTTCAGTTCCAGTCACTCCAGTTATTCAGTTAGATGGTCTTTATGGTTTATTAGATAAAAACTTTGAGACTTTTACTGGACCATCTATTGTAGGAAGTATTGATGGCACTGCTGGTATTACTACATCATTAATGGAAGTGGCAACTGGTGATGGTTATGGATACGGTGTTTTAAGATCCCGTCGTGCTGTTCGTTATCGTCCTGGACAAGGTGCGATGGCAAGATTTACCGCAGCATTTACTGGAAGTGTTGACGGCACAACTAATCTTGGTGTAGGAATCACTGGATATACACAAAGAGCAGGATTTTTTACCCAAGAGCAAGCACTTCAAATTGGTTTTGATGATGTTAATGGGAAATTTGGTATTCTAAGACAGAATGGTGGAAAGGCACAGATTGAAACTCTTACAATCACAACTGGTGCCAGTGTAGCAGGTATCGCAACGGTTGAACTTCCAACAGCATCTGGTATTGCAACTTACAGTGTACCAATTGTAGATACATCTGCGGATGAAGCAATAACTGCAGCAGAAATTTCAGAATGGTTCCAAACAAATCAATCGGCAAGTTGGACTGTAGAGCACTGTGATGGTGTTGTAAATTTCTTAAACACAAGAGTTGGAACAACAGCAGGTATTTCTTCATATATTCCCGGAGCAACTGGTTCTATTGGTTCTATCACAACAACACAGGTAGGAGTAGATAATACTCTTGATTGGACTTATCAAGAAGATTGGGATGATCCATTAGATGGAACAGGTACAAGTGGAATTATTTTAGACCCAACCAAACTAAATGTATATCAGATCAATTTCCGTTGGTTGGGTATTGGTATTATGAAATTTGCCCTTGAGAATCCACTCAATGGTGATATGTATGAGTTCCATCGTAAAAAATTCACAAACCTTGCAAATGCTCCACATCTTGATAATCCATCCCTCAAGATTGGATATGTTGCTGCAAGAATTCTTCCAACTTATGGGGGATTCCAAAATGTAAGGGTCACTGGTGGAAGTATGATGGGAGCAATTGAAGGACTAGTTAATCCAGTCACATTACCAACTTCTGCTACCAGGTTAGAAAGTGCTACTTTTGCAATCGATAATTTACATCACGGATTGACTGTACACAATCGTTTGGTTTTTGGTGGAAAAATTAATACAAGAGAAATATTAATTAAAGAAGTTTCTATTGTTGCAACTCCTTCTACTGGACAAGACCAACCTTGCGAAGTTATATTATTTTACAATTTTGATGGATTACCTTCACCTAGTGTATATAAAGTAATTAATTCAACACAGTCTTCTGCATTTTATAACGATACGACAGGAACTCTTACTCAGGGATCTAATGTTCCAATATATTCATTTTTCATTACAGCACCAGGAAATCAAACTATTGATTTGGAAAATTTAAGAATTGCAATTCCACCAAATAATGAAATAACAGTTGCAGTTAAATGTACGGGATCAGCACTAGATGGTCTTGGAGTTGGATTGTCGTTTGTAGAAGACTAAAAGGAGTTTTGTTATGAGTGAAGTTTATCTTGGTAATCCGTTATTAAAAAAGGCAAATACTGCGATTGAGTTTACTGAAGAGCAGATTATTGAATTCCTTAAGTGTAGGGAAGACCCAATTTACTTTGCTAATAATTATGTAAAGATTGTTTCTCTTGATGAAGGTTTAACACAGTTTCACCCATATCATTTTCAAGAGAAACTGATTGAAAACTTTCATAATAATAGATTTAACATCTGCAAGATGCCACGACAGACTGGTAAGTCTACGACTGTGGTTTCTTATCTTTTACACTTTCTTATTTTTAATGATAGTGTAAATATTGGCATTCTGGCAAACAAAGCAGCAACCGCAAGAGAATTGTTAGGAAGGTTAGCAACTGCTTATGAAAACTTGCCTAAATGGATGCAGCAGGGTATTATATCCTGGAATAAAGGTTCCATCGAATTAGAAAATGGCAGTAAGATATTGGCAGCTTCTACGTCTGCGAGTGCTGTCAGAGGTATGTCGTTCAACATCCTCTTTCTCGACGAATTCGCATTCGTCCCAAATCACGTTGCTGACTCGTTCTTTGCATCTGTTTATCCTACTATTACTTCTGGTAAAAACACCAAAGTAATTATCGTATCTACCCCACACGGTATGAATCACTTCTACCGTATGTGGCATGATGCAGAAAAGAAGAAGAATGAATATATTCCCACAGAAGTCCATTGGTCCGAAGTTCCTGGTAGAGATATTGTCTGGAAAGAGCAGACCATTGCCAACACTTCCGAACAGCAGTTTAAGGTTGAGTTTGAGTGTGAGTTCTTAGGATCTGTCAATACACTCATCAATCCAGCAAAACTTAAGATGTTGGTTTATGATGATCCAATC